ATCGCTGAAGATTTTGAATTTTAGCTTCTACAACACTGGGACTATCCATCACGGTTGGCATCATTTTTTCATAACGAGGCATACCGCGCTCGGAGACTTTCCCGCCTTCCAAATAAGCTCCTATAATTTGAGCTCGCGCCTTTAGTTGAGCATCTATATTAGCTGCGGCCTTGCCACGCTCGCCAACTTGAAAAAAGCCAGCGCCTTTTGATAGTAAGCCGGATACTGGGCCGACGATATCCTTATTAGAAGCAATGAGATTTTTGACATCCTCGAGAGAGTTAAAAGCCGAAGTTGCATCAGCCAGAGATTCAGCTTGTTGCGGAGGCAGCTCTCGGCCATGGCGCATTTCATTTAGCTTTTTAGCGGCATCAGCAACAGCGCTTGTTTCTGCTGCTTGCTGAACGACATCCTTGGGGACATCCCTAAGCTTAATGCTTCTGGTTTCAGGGTCATAATAGGCTTCTTTGCCCTTGCCATGTAGCTGGATATTGTATTGCGACACTTTGTCGCGCTCCGCTTTCGGGCCAAGCCAACCATGTGCCGGCGGTAGCATCCCTTGCGATGGTTGTTGATCTTGCGGTAAAAGGCCAGAATCTTGTTGTTGCTGCTTGAAAAGAAGACCGGACGGATCTCGTCCAGTGAGATCATAAACCTCAGCAGCAGACTTTAAATCTAAAAGTTGGTTTCTGCGCTGCTCTAAGGCCAGCCGTTGAGCGTCTTGTTCACGCTGAAGGCGCTTTTCTCGTTGAGTGAGAAAATTAGAAACACCTTGATTTAACCCCTCTGCCAGTCCCTCTGCCCAACCTAGATCCATAAATTTATCCTATCTTTTGAACATCCCCACCGCCAACAGATCCGCTGCCAATTTGATGGCCAGCTTGAGCTCCAGCTCCACCACCCACCATAGCTCCGTCTCCGGCTCCAATAACACCAACGATAGATCTTATAACCGCTGCTTTTGCCGCCGCCTTGTTCTCAGCGACCCGGATCTGAGCTTTGTTAATTCCCATTTTATAGTTCGCTTCGTTATAGAATAATTGAGAACGCTGATTAAGTCTCTCTCCGCGCTTATATTGAGCGCTTAGGCGCGTCCTTCGTTGGAGCTCGTTCAAGTCCATCTCAGTGGCTCTGTTGTACTTGCGGGCAATGGCTTCGTTTAGGGCAGGATCTTGTGGCCCGCCTTGAGCAGCTTTTAAAAACCCCATTTTTTGAGACAAATCGGCCATCGTTTGACCGGCGGCCTCAGTAGTTCCCTGAAGCTCACGGTTGGCAATTTCTTCTGCTGAAATTCCACCCTCGGCAGCTTGGCGTTCTAGAATTGATTTAGATGCAGGATCAAGTTCTGCTTGCTGCAGATCTGTACTTTGAACCTTAGGCCCAGCTCCAAAAAGACCTGCTTTAATCGTCTTCCACACGCTCATGCTATATTGCTCACATTAGCGCCTTGTCCTGTAGACAAACCAGTCGAACTATCTTGAACGCTTCTTGTTTTATATTGCTGTTGACCGCCAGAGCCACCAGCCATTCCAGCAAGACTTCCAACGGCCCCTAGCACACTTCCCAAAAGCCCTTTAGATCTACCGGCGGCGGCGACTTTTTGATTGTAGTTGTACTCATTGCGGTCCTGCTCCATTTGTCTGAGCTGCATCGCTTGTTGCAAAGCCTGCTGGTCAAGAGTTTGTGCCTGAGCTTCAGACTCGGCGTTGATCCTTGCCCTATCTTGAGCAAGTGCTGAGGCTAGTTGAGCTTGATTCCCGGCTTGAGCACCAGCCCCGACCCCGCCGTAAAGTAGCCCGCGACCAGAGAGGTTTCGGCGAGTGGCGGCCATTTTTTGAGCTAATTCCATTTTGCCGCGATCAGCTCCCACGTCAGCCTGTTCTTGCTTGTAAGCTCCAAGACGATTTCTAAACTGATTAGCGTAAGCCGATTGCTCCGCAACGAACTGTTTGTATCTTGGATCAACCTGATCGGCCTCACGAACACGACCAGCTGCTTTGTTTGCTTTTCCTAACCCGTAAAGTCCTGCTCCGACTAAAAGTGGTATCATCTTATCCCCTTAAAACACCAAAAGGCTCGCCGTCCCCGTGGCATCGGCCTTGACGCTTAGGCTAGTTCCGTCGGTAGTGCCAGATCCGTTGTAAACATTCATCGCTACACTTGATCCTACCAAAATAAAGCCCCGAGGGACACGCCCGAGACCATGAGAAACTGACGTATTCGTGTTAGTCGCTGTAAATGTCACCGACACTAGTGCCGTGCGACAATTATCAGTAAAGTCTATATTGCCATTGACGACTTCCTTGCAGTTAATCTGAAATTGCGTAACAAACCGCTTAACCTGATCCACATCAGCGACGTTAGAGATATCGTCAATGGCTGTGATCTTCATACTCTGCGCTGCTCCCTTGATTCAATCGTGTATCCGTAGATCTGAAGCGGTCCCGTAGAACTAGAGGAAACAAACTCAACAGACAAACTTTTGGCAGGTATCCCGTAATCAATTCTGCTTTGAAATGGAGTGGAGTACATGGTACGGGACAAAGTGATTGTTGACCCGTAATCCGCCCTAAAATTAATAGTTATGGGGGCGGTGAACCCAAGGATGGGTTTTAAATCTAAAAATAATCTCCGGTAAAGCTGTTCAATACTTTTTCCAGTATCCGAGTGATACCGGCTTTTAATTAAACAAGTAAATCCTCCGGTATAATCATTCAGCAAGGATGAGCCGTAGTTAAATACTGCTCCAGTGTAGCCCCCAAAAAACACACGCTGAGTTGTATACTCGCGGTTAGCAAGCCATGCGCTTGAAGTGCTCGGAATATCCCAGATGCTCCAGGCTTTGGATATGTAGTCATAAACAACAGCGCAATTGTTCATCGTTGCGCCATTGCAAGGGATAAAAAACTTTAATTCGTTTCTAAGTCTATCGTGAACGGCAATCGCGTTTTCCTCTGCCGCCTGAACGTTCATTGTGGCAAATACAGGCTCAATCTCGTTACTAACAATCCTAACGTTAGCTCCGTTAAACTCGCAGACCCCTTTTTTGTCTAGAAACCAACAGACGTCCTCCCAGTTGACAGCAGCTCTGTTTGAGACGCATCCATACTCGTTAGAGACTTCGGACAACAAGAGTGTTGTTGGATCGTCGCCTGAGACCTGATGGAAGCTGTTTTTTTTGAAAACGAGCAGCTTCCCGGAATAAGCCTTTAAAGCTGTAACCTTGTCCGAGTCGTTAGTTCGCACCTCAAAGTTAAAATCCGCTTCAACCTGCTCCGGTTCACCTACAGCACTAAACCAAACGGTAGAAAGAGCGCTACTAAACCCGGCCATGTATAGTTGGTTGTTGTAAATCTCTAGATATTTCGGCGCTAGGGTCAGATAGTAGGCATCGTTACAAGGAATTGTAGAAAGCGGCAAATTTGTGTCTAAAAAAGTAGATCCGCTTGTAGCGAGAAACCCTATTCTAAATGGCTCCACTCCACCTGGGCTTGTTCTATAGACAGCAATGGCAGTAATTCCGAATCCAGCTGGTATAGTGAAGCCACTTAGAGCGATCGCACTAGCACCAGCCACAGAAACAGTAAGACCACCAGAACATGGGCCAGTGAAGGCTCGATCATTAAGATAACTGTACCTGTAAACGAAGATCCCAGTAAACCCCGAGCCCGAACCTATGGCTCCTGAGACAAACCCAACAGTACTACCAGGAGGCAGAGAATAATTTGTGGCATTAGTTCCATCATATTTAAAAAAGTCCGCACCATTAGCTGCAAACAATCTGTCAACGAATGGGACAAAATCAAAAATGGCCCCGTTACTTAGACCAGTCCTAAAAGCATTAAACCCCAAGCTTGTGGCCTGATATGCGGTGGTATTCGCTGTCACCACAAGGTAGCTCGCACCATCAAGGCGGTTAAATTCTATCCCTCCTGTGATGCGGCCTGAAATAGTGGCTCCGACATAAAGAGTTGAGCCTGGTCGTTGAGTGAGAGCACCAGGAACAGTAAAATCCACATTTCTTAAATCAAGAAACTGTGTATCGCCCGTTGCGTAAGGAGAGACCTTTGTGTTGATCCCACCGAAGTTCTGATAGCTCTCCTGCTTAACTTTCTCGGCCATCAATAGAACCCTGTATAAGCACCCAAGTCATCAGTTATAACGATGTTTCTTGGAACATCAACAGAGCGATCATCGGCGTCTGCTTTCATCATCGCCATGTAATCGGCATATTTGCGCTCTAATTGTGGGCTTGCATCCCTGTCGTCTTTAATGCGCCCATCTCGAGCGGCTAGGACAGCCAGAAGCTCATGATACTGCGTGGGAAGATCCGGGACATTCCCATCAAGAGTCATCTCACTAACAATATGTGCATAACTTAATCTTATCGTGTAGGTCGTATCTGGGGCAGGAAGTAAAACAATCCTATTCTTCCGCATGTAATAAACAATCGGTTGACCCTGAATGAGTGGATACAATCCCTGCTGATTAATCGTGATCGGCTGGATGAGCTGCCGAACGTCATTCACATTATCCGTCACAACTTCAAGCCTGAGCAATTTTAGAAAGTCATCCGGTAGAATGTAATCCGATTGACCGATAACACAGTTGGTTTGAAGACATTTAAAGTACCAGTTTTCATGGGCACCAATTAGGGTCTTTTGGGCTTCGTATAGAGCATTGTTTAGAAACCTTCCAACTTGAGCCTCAGAGAAGTAACCAAACTGAAGATCATCTAGATAATTTGCCGTTAAGTCTTTCAACTGTCGAAAGTTCATTCGCACTCCGTCATTGAATCACTTGTACAGTTAGTCCAAGTCGTAAGTGTAGCTTGAGCGGCGACATTCCAAATGTCAGCACAGGGCCACAGAAAACCCATCGTATTGAGTCCTAATCCAGAGATAGTGTCGTAAGCAGTAAAACCTTGAGAGTTTAGCGCCTGACCTACGACTGTGCAGTTGATTGCGTTGTTAGCCACCGTGCAACCCATTCCTTTGCTACGGCTCGCCAGTTGTGTTTTTCAAGGTCCAAACTCACGCGCTCGTAAGCCTTTTCGTGAATCGCCTTGAGCACTTCATGGGCATAAGCCTTGAGCTGCTCCGGGGTATCAGCCCCGTGATCAAGCAGCGTGGCCATTCTTTGGGATTCTGCTTCTTTCAATGTATCAGCTAGACCACCGATTCGTCGAGTAACAGGATAAACCCCATTTCCCAAAGCCTCTAGTGCACTGATGCAAAATGTCTCTAGGAACCAAGTCGGATATAACCAAACGGCAGAAGTGGACAGCTCAGTCAAAAGATCCTTCTGAGCTACATTTCCATGCATCTTCACCCAAGGACGCTCCTTGATCATGCCCTCAAGCATATTGGCCTCGTCCTGCATTCCACCCTTTCTCATATTATCAAACCCGTAGAACGCATGAAGCTCAGCTTCTGGACGTTCCTGGCGCACGATGTCCATAACTTTCATTGCTTCACAAAGCCCGCGGTCAGGGGAACTCGTAAACACCACTTTATAGGGGTTCTTTTGCCCTTTAGAGGCCGGAAAGTTTTCAGGGATAATCCCGTTACGGGTCACCCACATCTTCTCGTCAGGCATGTCTATAATGCTTTTTAGATAGTTCTTATGAAACGGCGTCAACACAGCAACGGCCTCATAAAAGTTCGTGATGTTTATCCCGGGAGCCAAGAGATCGTGCGACCAGAGGACTGTTTTAGAGTTCGTGATCTTAACATTATGTCGCCATGCGATATGTAAAGCCGGGTCGTACTTAGAGAAGTATTCGTTAGCTCGCTTTAGACTCACATACTCCACGCCACTACAAACGACTTCATCGTCCCTCGGGTTAAAAATAATAACCCGACGACCAGTCAGTTCTTTAAGATACTTAGTTAAAAAGATTGCCGCTGTCTCTGATCCTCCACAGCCTTTTTCGCGCCAGATGTTCTCATCCCAAGGATAATAAGACCCTAAACACGTCAACACGATGTCTGAGCATGGTTCTTTTTTGCTAGTGAAGTTATTTTGAATGTTTTTGATCTCAGCAGCTAGGGCACGACCCTCATCATCTCCCATGTCCTGAGATTCTTTTGCGTAAGTATAAGCCTGATCAAGATTTCCTAGCTGGACGTAAGCTCTCGATAAACTATTTCGTGGGTAAGTCGTATAAAGCTGTCCAAAAGCGAAAAGCGGAGACATACACCGGTCGGCGTTTGAATCTCTATTCGGACATTCTTTGGCGGCGGCATAATATGGTAAGGATTCAGCGAGCCTGTTTTGTTTTGCGTAGCAATCCCCAATGACAACCCAAAACTCCGCACGATGAGGCGCTAGCAAAAGTCCTGTTTGTGCGACCTGAATGGCTTCATGAAGCTTTCCGGTCATCATGAGCGAGTAGCAAAGATATTGCTGGGCCAAAATTCTATCATGACCTTCTAAATCCTTTTGAACTACTGCTTTACCAAGCAATTCAGTCGCACCAGCATGATCACCGGCTTCAAACTTCTCTTTACCAAAATAGAATAACATCCGTGAATCAAGCTCATCTTTATGGGCTTCAAAAATGCGGATATTTCGGCCCTTGTCCTTCTCAAGATCATTAATTGTCCGCATGTGCTTGATCTGCCAGGAGTGAACTAGGCCAACCCTGACTTGCCCGTTCGTTCCAAATGGCATGATTCCTTCGTGGATAAAATATTTCCACTCCATACCCTTTAGACGATTGATTACCCGCTCTCTAGCAAACGAAACAACCGGACGGTCTGTAGCCGGATCACTTGCGTAGTGATAGGTGGCGATCCAGTAATCAAACCCAGCCATCGTGGAATCTCTCCACAGCTTAAAATTCTCAGGGTTTTGCATTACATCGTCGCAATCAATCCAAAGTACATAGTCCGTCTTAGCCTGTTTTAGATTGAAGTTTCTGGCTTTGGCGAAATCGTTCACCCATTCAAAATGACTAATATGAGCGCCATAATTTTTAGCGATCTCAACCGTTTTGTCTGTTGATCCGGTATCGGTGACGTAGATCTCATCAACGAGACCCTTAATAGACGATAAACAACGACCGATATTCTGTTCTTCGTTTTTGGCGATTATACAAGCGCCAAGAGTTGGCCTTCCAAGCA